CACCTGGGTGATCAATGCCCCCAGCACACCAGCCGATTGGCTGGTGGCATCGCCCAGGTAGGTCTGGACATCGGTCAGGGTGCAGAGGTCTCCGGCGGGCATGGAATCAGCCGTTGGCGATGTTGGAAATGACGCCCATGCCGGCGGGCAGGTAGGTCGCCAGGGTCTCCTCGGCGTAGACGCCGACGTCGCGGGTGCGGCTCACCTGGGGCCAGAAGGTCTGCACGTAGTCCTTGCGGATGTGCATCTCGGCCACATTGGGGGTCTCGTTGCTCTGGTACTGCGAGGGCAGGTTCTCGCACCAGGCCATGATCGTGCCGGGCGGGACGTTGGGGTGCAGTACGAAGGGGATGACCAGGCCGCCGTGCCCGGCGGTGAAGGGGTTGAAGTAGCCGGACACCTGGCCGTTGGCGACCACGGCGTAGGGGTCCGGATTCTGGGTCATCAGCAGCGGGGCGGCGCTGGTGTTCATCACCTTGTTGGTGATGTTCTGGAGTTCCTGGCTGTTGACCAGCATGACGGTCGGGCTCAGGCGGGACTTGTCCCACATGGTCTTCAGCATCACGTCGATCTCGAGGACGTTCCGGCGGCCGCCGGCGGTCAGGACGGTGCCGGTGCCCGCGGTGCCGGTGGCCAGCGCATTGACGTAGGCGCCGGATCCGGACGCGAGGGCGGCGTAGAGCAGGCCGTCCCAGGCGGTGTTGACGTTGCGGCTGCAGTCCGCGGTGATCGTGGAGTTGAGCTGCCCGGTGCCCGCCAGCGGCAGGGTGACCAGGATGCTGTTGGTGGTGGTGATGTACTCCAGCCGGGTGACGCCCCCGCCGGCAGTCCCGACGATGAACCAGGCGTAGGCGACCGCGCCGTTGATGGCGGGAACCGTCAGGCCCAGCCCCTGGCCCAGGGTGATCGCCTGGGTCTTGGTGCCGGAGATCTGCGAGCTGCCACCGTTGACGGTGTAGGTCTTGGAGTCCGCGCCGGTCACGGTCACGGCCTGCTGGATGGTCTGGCCCGAGGCGGCCCCAACCACGCCGCCGGCGGCGATCCAGCCCTCGAGGGTGAGCGCGACGACCTGGATGGAGTAGGTGTCGGTCGGGAGGGTGGCGCCGGAGGTGGCGGGCGCGGTGGAGACGATGGTGCCGGGGGTGCCCAGGGCGGTCGAGGCGTTGCCGCCCAGGATGCCGAACTCCTCCTTGATCATGCAGCCCTGGAGCAGCCGCATGGTCATGGTGGACATCAGATCCTCAAAGCCCACGGCGGCGTTGATCGCCTCCTCGGTGATGTTGTCTTCCTCGCCGATCGTCCGGTAGCTGGCGGCCTTGTCGATGGCGCTGTAGTTCATGCGCCCCGACCGCTGGCCTTCAGGCAGCCAGCCCATGGAGGTGACGCCCGAGCCGGTCAGGCCGAAGATGGCCTTCCAGTTCGTGGCGCGGCCGCCGTGGCCCATGACCCGGGGGATCCGGTTGCGCAGGGGGGTGATGACCGGGTACAGGTTCTTCGAGGGAGCCTGGAGGTCGTAGTTGACGATGTTGCTGGTGGTGGTGAGGGCCTTCTGCAGAGCGTTCTCGCTCATCCCCTTGGCCACCTCAGCCTGAAGCTTCCGGAGGGTCTCCTGGATGCTCATGGTGTAGTTCTCCTTTCCACTGGTGAAGTGGGTAAAAGGGGCCGACTACCGGCCGCCCGTCTTGTGGGTGAAAGTGATGAGCGCCTTGGCCTTTTCCGGGCCGTCGGGCATCTCGTTGATCTTGCGGAGCTCGTCGTCCAGCGACTGGGTCTTCTCGATCCCGTTGAGGGTGATTTCGTCAGCCTTGTCCAGGAAGGCCAACAGGACACCACGGGCCGGTTCGGGCAGGTTGCCCAGCTTGTCGACCTCGGCCTGCAGGGTGGCGATGGTGCCGTCCCGCTTCGCCAACTCGGCCTCCAGGGTGGCGACCTTGGCGAGGGCCTCGGTCGCTTCGCCCTGGAGCTTGGTGAACTCGGCGGTGTCGGCGTTCTCGACTTTGTCAGGCCCGGCCCAGCATTTCGCCAGCTCGCCCAGGGCCGCCTTGAGGTTCTCCATGTGGTCGCAGGCGACCTGGTGCTTCTCGGCCAGGTCCTTCTGGGTGGCGGCGCTGAACTTGGCGCCGGCCTTCGCCAGTTCGAGGCCCAGTCCCGCGGCGAGCTGCAGGACCTCGGGCTCGGTCGGAGCCGGGGGCGCCGGGATGTAGGTCATCAGCTCGGCGGTCTCCTCGGCGCTCATGGCCGTGAAGGTGCTGATCAGGGAGGCGAGGCAGTTCCGGAGCTGGGCGGGGACCTTGGAGGCGTCGCCCTCATGCTCGGCCTCGTAGACCGAATGGGTGCACATCCAGGACAGCCACTGGATCATGCTGGCGAGGTCGGCCACGGTGCCCATGCCCTTGCGCAGCTCGCCGATGGTCTCGGCGGTCTTAAAGAACGGTTCCGGCACCGGATCCTTGAAGGCGACCTGCTCCAGCACGCCGTCGGCCTTGACCACGTCGAAGAATTTGGCCGTGGGCACGCAGGGACTGTCGACGATGGAGATCTCCGCCGGGTCCGCGGTAAAGCGCACCGCGTCCTTGTTGGCCGGGTCGGACCACTTCTTGACGTAGGAGCCGCCGATGGAGAACCCGGTGTAGCAGCCCTCCTCGACCTTCTCCCACTCGTTGTCGTCGACGATCTTGGTGCCGATGTCGATAGCCTTCTCGGCGGCGTTGAAGTCGATGCTGATGCACTTCCCGGCGGTGACCTTGCCGTGCATGGCCCGGATATTTCCCAGGCTCTTGCCGTCGGTGTCCTTGGCGAAGCCCTCGGACCACGCCTTGAAATAGGGCACGCTGGACTCAAAGTCGAAGATCTCACCGGACTTGTCGACCACTTCCTGGGTGGCCCGGCCCCACACTTCGCGCTTGGCGACATCGACCTTGGTGATTTGGGCAAAAATGCGCATTTCAGTCCTCCTTTTCGGGGATCACGGGGGCCACGTCGCAGCGGCAGTTGGGGTGCGCGGGGGGCATCTCCCCGTCAACGGAGATGGTTTTGCCGTCCAGGGCCTCGCACTCGTCGCAGGGGGCGGTGTCGGCGGCAAGCCACACGAGCTTCTCGATCCCGGCCTCGCGGTAGAGCGCCAGGTTGCCCTGGACATCGGCGAAAGCAGTTTCGGTGCGGGCGATGACTTCGGCCCTGCTGGCGCTGAAGGACCAGGAGTCGGAGATCTTCTCGGCGAGCTGGTCGTTGCTCCAGCCCTCCTGCAGGGCCTGGGTGACGATTCCCTGGAGGTCGTTCTTGGTGGCGTCCTCGAAGTCGGTGATCAGGTCTCCGGCGTGGTCGATGGCCCAGTCGATGCCCTTCTGATTGGCCAGGTTGACCATGGCGTCGTTGGCGTCCTTCGAGAGCTGCTCGGCGGCGGCCAGGACGCCCTTCTGGTAGGTGTCCAGGCCCTCGTCCTGCAGGTAGCCGCCCAGGGCGTCGAACTGCGCCTTGGTGATCAGGTTCACGATCTTCTTGGCCTGGGAGGCGTCGTCCTTGCCGATGGCGCCGTAGGCGGATACCAGGATGGGGGCGATCGTCTTGGAAAGGCCATGCAACCGCTTGGAGACGCCCAGGGCGACCCGGGTCTCCTGCTTGAGCATCTCCGGACGCTCCCGCCGGCTGAGCATGGCCTTGTGCAGCTTGGCCGCCGGGGGCTTCGCGCCGGCCTTGGGCGGCGGGGCGCCGATGCTGGGCGGCTTCTCGCCCCCAGGCTTTTCGCCTGGAGCCCCGCCACCGGGAGCCATCGGCGGCGGGGCAGGCTTACGGGCTTCCAGTTCCTCGGGAGAAAGGGGCTGCAGCCCGCGGCCGTCTCGGCATTCGTTGATGTCGCGGATCCCGTTGTGCACGTCCAGGTCGTCGATCTGAGCCTGGATCAGGGGCTGAATCGCCTTCTCCTCCTCCGGGATGATCTCAAGGTCATCGGACTTCCAGAGGTCGGCGCAGATGATCCGGGTGAGCTGCTTGGAGACGAAGTCGAGGATTGGCCGGGTGCCCTCGGACTTCGCGGCCTCCTGCTGGGTCTCGTCCTTGCCGCGGTTCTGCTCCTTGATGAGCTGGGAGGGGGAGACGCTGAAGGCGTAGCAGATCAGGCGGCTCAGGTAGTCGTCGTATTCGTCCTTGAGTGCGGCTTCCTTGAGGTTGTGGAGCTGCGATCCGTTGGGGATCACCATGGCCTTGCGGCGCTCCTCCAGGTTGCCGCTCAGCAGGTCGTTCCACCACTGGCGGAAGACCTTGAGCTGCTCCATGGTGGCGTTCGGCGGTCCTTCGAGGATGGTGTCGGGCAGGCTGCCCTTGGTGTAGTAGCTGAGCTTGTACAGCTGGCGGTTCAGGGCGATGTTGACCGTCGTGATGATCTGCTCGACCCGGCCGTAGCCGTAGATCTTGTGGGTGCGCACGTTCTGCGGCAGGTAGTAGAGCTGGCCCGGCAGGAAGTTGCCCACGATGACGCCCTTGAGGACCTGCTGGTAGACCGGGCCGTCGGTGGGCCGGCGTCCGTCCAGCCCGACCACGGGCTTGATGGTGGTCCCGTCGATCAGTTCCAGGGCGTAGGGGTCGCCCTTGCGGGTGCGGCGCGGCAGGATGGCCCAGGCGTCCGAGACGAGCAGGTCCTCCATGTTGGCCCGGAACCACTGCGGCCAGAGGTTGATGCCGTCCGGGCACTCCATGAAGGAGTTGATTTCGTCGCAGCGGCCATCGGCCTTCTTGGACTTGTCCTTGGGGCAACAGGTCCAGCGCGTCTGCACGAGCTGGTCCTTTTTGGTCTCGATGGCCATCCGCATCAGGTCGTAGCCGTCGGCCACGTTGCGCATGGTGTCGAAGGAGATCCGCTCGCCCAGGCGGGGGATGTAGCGGGTGTTGACGTTGACGTCGTAGTCAAGCTGGCGGCCTTCGGTGCCGGCGGGCGCCACTGGGACGGGCGGCGTGCCCGGGCCGAACC